GTATTAAGATAGCCAGAGATAAACTGTCCTGCAACTCTCATTTGCCCGTAGACTAATGGAATTGGGGTTCCACTCTGTGTCGAGTTCTGTAAACTGCCAAACATATCACTACCTCTAGTAGAACTATCAACCTGATCTTGAGCTTTTGGTTTTTTCGTAAATATACTTCCGAGCAAACTCATAGCCAAGTTACCAATTATTGACTTTGCGAATGAAGGCATAGCAGCAATACTCGCTGACATTGACGAAAAGAAACCACCACCACTTGCTCCAAGCACTGCACCGCCTTCAACAGCACTACCTACTACAGTAGGAGTAGCACCAAGACTTAAGCCACCTGTCGCAAAGGCAATACCTACAAAAATAGCAAACATTAAGAATCCTCGTTTACCTCCGCCACCAGATATACAAGGCACAACGTATACAATACTGTCAGCTTTTAGCTTTTTGAGAGTCATAGTTTCTTGTGTAATAACATTTAAGTTCTCATCTAGATAAGAAAAGTTTTCGTCAATTTCTCCAGATTTTATCTTACTTGCATACTCACCAAATCTTGGATGGATATTGTCTAAATAAGAAGCGATATGCTCATAGCAATGTATGTCCACGTCATACTCAGGTCTATCAACTAGATGTCTTAAAGTACTGTGAAACTTAATCTTAGCCAAGGTGTTTTCTCTCAAACTCTTCAAATTTTAATGCGTCAACATTTTTGTCATACCAGTAAATATAGTATTTTTTTGCAAATCCGACTATAAATTTATATTGTGAAAATGCAGCTGCATGCTTGTCTTCTCTACTTGGGAGTGGAAATTCTTCTCCAGGGTGTGAGTGGAATATACCCCATATTTCATCATCATATTTTACTAGATTAGCAGGATCTAAAACAAAACTTATCTTTGGCTCTGTGCTTAGGTTAAGGGACTTTTTATAAGAAAAATCATTTAATATCACTCCACACGCTTCTCTAGGAAAGTCATTTTGAGCATGCATTGCTATATCATTTATTAGCTGGTCAAACCTGTCCATCTGTATACTCCTGTAGTATATTGTTTATAATAATTGCCATAAGGTGCAACCCAACTAGTATGTTTTACCATTGTTTGAAGTATTCTTGACTTGTCTACTAACATTGCACAATGATTTGTAACATTTGTAGAACCTATACTCATAAGTATAATATCAAACAATTTAGGCTCATCTTCAACTTTTTTAAAAATATGAGAAAAGTTATCAAAACCTTTTTCATACATTCTTTCATGAGTTTTACTATACCAATCTTCATCGACTATGTTACAAAAATCCCAGCTACGTTGTTTTATAACGATACCTCTATAATCGCTGTAAACATACATGCATAAATTCCAACAGTCAATACCCTTTTCAGGACAATCACCTAAATGTTTATATGGGAAGTTAGTATATTTTTTATACCACATATCTGTAGATTGCATGTAATCTCTGGCTCCAATATTTATCAATACTTGTAATCATGGAGTGGGCGCCTTCTTCAAGATGAAACATGCGCATACAATCAATATATAGTCCAAAGTGAATTGGATTTTCTCCCCTCAATGATCTAAATACTATTACATCATAATTTTGAGCGTTTGTCAATGATACTTTTTTCGCACATGTCGCTGCCCAACTATCTATGTTTTCTAATGTAATTTGTTTCATCCAACGTCTTGTTGATATATCTTTATTATCTTTTTTTATTCGATTAAATAAATCTTTAAATACGTTTATCTGCAACTCTTTCTCATAAAAAGCAGAAATGACAGTTATACAATTTATACCTGCATAAGAATGTCTTAATCCTAAATAATTTACTAAATTTTCTGATACCATGATGCGAACTCTGTAAAAGTTGATTCAAAATTTTCATTTCTATATAAATCTAGGGCAGTATTAAACTTTTTAAATTCAGGTAATAGATGAGTATTATCAATTCTATTCATATGCCTTACACTGTCTAATATATTTTTTAGTTCATAGTCTGTAAAAAATTTATATTTTGTTTTTAAGTAGTTTTTATACTGATCATTAATCTCAGCTTTAGCCTCTTTTGGTAAAATACTAGAATCTAAGAAAACTGGACTTGTGAGATTAGTTATATGAAAAGTTAATCCATGAGACTTAATCCAGCTGATTAGTTTAAGGTTTGTAGAAATGCTGTAAGCACTACCACAAATACTAAAAGTCTCTATTCTCTCTTTAAATAGCTTTACGTTTTCAGCAAAAACCTTCCAATCTAGTCCTTTTCTACTATATTCCGCTCTATCACCATAACCGTCTATACTAGGCCAAACCTTAACGTTCTTAAAGTGACTCCACATGCTCTTAATGTTATATTTTTTATGTGTTCTATAGGAAAGATTTGTATTATATTGTAATTCAACATCAGTATTACCTTTTTCAATTAAAAAATCTAACATCTTATAATGACCGTCTTGTACAAAAGGCTCTCCACCAGCAAAATAAATAGTATCAATATTATGACAAATTTTTTCCATATCAGCCCAAAACTCATCATTATGTGTCCAATGGTCTTGACCAGGTTTTGTTGCATATGAGTGATGAGCTGCTAAATGTTTCTCTTTGAACCACGCAGTCGAGGCATCAGGCCCACACATTCGACATTTAAAATTACATAAGTTTCCAAACCTAAAGTCTAAGTAAATAGGAGGAGACTCTAAACTTCCGTCTAAGCTTGTCTTATCCTGTAACGCTTGATAACGTTTATATTTATGATTTATTCTCTGTCTGTGACTAGACTGTCCGTTTGCTTCTAGATCGTAACAAACGCTACACTCAGGAGGGTATTGTCCTTTTAAAAACATCTCTCTTGTTTTTTTATATTTTTTAGAGTTCCATACATCAAGAGGTCTTTGTCCTGGTTCACCAAATGTAGTCGCAGCGCTTTCATAGTTTTCAGAATGGCAGCACAAAGCATAAGTGCCGTTTAATCTACCATAGACATGAATCCATGGTAGTATGCAACCTTTGATTTCTTCATTTTCAAATAATGAATTAAGCTTTCTCATTGTTTAGGAACGGTTCTACCTGTAGCAGGGAAAGCACCAAAATGTATTTGGTTATTTCTAAGTTGACAAGCTTGTATTGATTTTCCGCATACGTCTAAATCAAAATTTGTCCCTGCACTTTCGTTAGCAGCAGTAATTGCAACTGTGTTTGCCTGTAGAACAGGGTTTGAGGTACCTGGAATATTACCCCCGCCTGGTCCTGGATATTGACACTCTGATCCTTTATAAACCCATTGACATGTGTTTTTATAGTACTTTCTTTTTGGAAGTTGTAGTTTAAAGTATTGCAACCAAGAAATTAAACCAAAAGTTGCAACATTAAGATCTAATTTTTCTAAATTATCAATTTTAAATACATCTTCAACGTAGGCTTCTGCATCCGACTCGCTATTGACTATAAAAATGTTATCACCGATAGTTGTATTAGAGTCTAAAGTGTTTGATAAGAATAAAAATTTATTCTCTTCTATGGCTGTAATTGTAGCTTCAGTAGTTCCGAATTGACTAACAACATTGTCACCTACTCTATAGGGTAATGCTGATAGCACTTCTACGACATTAGAAGATAAGTATCTAGCAGTGCTATACTCAGGCCAGTAGTCTAAAAAATTAGCGAAAGTGGTTTTAATCTCTACAACACCGCCTAGTAAATCTCTAGTATCTTGTTTTTGTTCTTGCCAGACACCATTAACTGCAATAGTTTGATTATAGGTAAAAGAAGCATTAGAGGTGCCATAAGCCGCTTCTACATCTGTACTATAAGTTAAACCATTTGCTCTCGCTCTAGTTAATGTATCAAAAGCTACACTACCTTCACTACCCACATCAGAGGGATTAAAATTTACAGTTCTAGGATCTATGCCGTGCACAAATTCTTCGTTTACTAAGGCAATAACAGAGTTAGACGAATTATTGCCCGCTAAAAAGGGATTTTCAACAAAAGTACTAATAATATTATCAAAGTTTGAAACTGAAAGAGATACTTCATTTATTTTTCCATCACTACTAGTTTCAAGACCTGTAAATTCAACAGGAAAAGGTATATATTCAAGATTATCATATTTCACTCTGTATACTGAATCGCTTTGTAGATCTCCAACAACTTCGGCAAACCTAAAAGGAACGTCAACAGGCCAAGCACGGCCCTCTCCTTGTGCAGTAGGATTACCATTTGGATTAGGAGGGTACCACTCTCCTGGATAATATATTGAATATAACCTAACTACAGGATTTTGAGTAAAAGAATTTTTTTCTGCTATAAAAGGGGAATTTGAAATTGAACTTATAGTAGTGCTTGCTACTGTTGTGTTCCCAGAAAAAACGTTCGATTGAAATGGGGTAGATGAACTATTAACAGCACCATTAGCACTAGTTGAAAAGGTTATGACATCATTTTTAATAGTTTCAGCAGCTTTAAACTCTCTTTGCACATTATCAACTTTTACTTTAAGTTGGTTTGCGGCCAAATCTACATTCGCAATAGTAGCCACCGTGTCAGAAGTAACTCCAAATATATTATTACCAGAAACAAAGCCTGTGGCATCTGCAACGGTAAGTATAAAATCATATGTTCTTGCTGTAGGCATTAGTCAAAAACCTCATTTAAAGTAAAACTAACTGTAAAAAAGTTATCCCTTAAGTTAGAGCTAGCACTTAAAATTTGTTGTACCTTAAGGGGTCCTTCAAATCTCACAGTTGCAGTTCCTGATTCACTTAAATGAGCTAAGTCGAATGTAAAGGATTCAAAATGTCCAGACCTAGCCTTATAAAAATCATCAATAGCACGTTTACCAATTCCATGTAAATTACTATATTGTATTTGAAATTGTCTTTTTGATCTACGTGATTTTAATCTTCTCTTTTCATAACCTGATTGACTAGAAAAAGTAGCTACGTCAAAAGATGTGTCTATACCAAAACCTTTATCAGGTTTTCTATCCGCCATAGAAGTAAAACGATCAATAGTCTCGGTAGTTCCTTGAATTGTTCTTATACTTAAAACGTCATCTACACCAGACGCGCCTAGAGTACCCCCACCTATTTTTGTAGGAGCACTAACAGGTAGCTGAGCACCAGCACCCCTATAAAGTGCTTTTGAAGAGAATCTAATAGCATCAAGTTTACCATTAAAAAATTCACTATTATTAAAAGCTCCCACATTTGCATTTGCAGAAGGGCTAGCAAGTCCGTCTGCAATAGCTGTTCCCACTCTTACACCGTTTACATATAAATTAATTTCGTTACCTGCTTGAAATATACTTACAGCCACATGAGCGTAGGTATCTTGAGATATAGTACCTCCATATGCTTCTCTTATAACTCCACTATCTTTACTTACAAAGCCCATACTATTATTAGAGCCAACAAATCTTAGAACATAGTAGTTATCATTAGTTTGAAATCTTGAAAAAATCGTAGCATTTGCAGAAAGTGAATCTAATCTTGCGTGCGCTTCAATAGTAGCATCTCTATCGTGTATATTAAAATGGTCAAAATTACCATAATCTAATTGATGACTAGAACCATTCAAATCAATGCTTTTTGTACCAAATTTTTCAGTATCTGAGAATGTTTTACTAGTTGAATTTAAATCAGTTTGTCCATTATCAGATTCATCGGTGGCATTACTACTCTCAAAGTTTAAAAGAAGTTTAGTAGCAGTATTGTCTCCAATATCAATACCAGAAAAACCAAGAACACTACTAGGAAAAGTAAAACTATTTGAGTCTTGTAAAATACCACTTATTGCTACAAAAATACTATTAGCATCAGACACGCTAGAGGTAACTGGTAATGCATATGATACTGTATTTGCATTCACTAAATAAGTATTACTACTAGTTATTACAGGAGTTGTATTATTGTAATTTACAACACCACTAAGTTCTAGCTTTCGTGAGACTCTAAATCTAGCAGGTAAACTAATCGTTTTTATCACTAGAGAGCTAGAATTAGGTGCAGCGACAAAACCTACAGTGCCTCCACTATTGCTTAGGCTGTATTGATCAGTGGCAATTATAATACCATCATCTGTAACAAAAACTTCACCTTCATTCTCAGCGGTTGCGCTTAAATTAAAACTAGTTTCAGTAGCTCCTGTGTTTGTAAAAGTATCTGTGCTAAGTATTGCGAACTCAGTAACATTTGCTTTTGCATCATTAGGATACGTAGCCATTAAGCTCCCCCTCTCAAGGATTTTCTAATCGGTCCATTGTTTCTCAAGTCTCTAGTTACTACATCAATTACAATTTTATCGACATCTATATTTGGTGTTGCACTAGTTGCTTCTTGAGGCGTTCCTTCATTACTAATGTTAACACTAATAGGGGGCATACCACCAGCATTCATTTGCTGCATTGCGGGTAGACCAGCTGATTTTACAGCTTTACGTTGCATAACAAATTCACCAGGTTCTAGTAGTGAAGGTACTCTATCACGTGGTGATCCACCAGCTGCAAGTTTATTAAAAGCACCAGCAGGGTCAACACGTCCTCCAGAGGCAGTACCTATAAAACCAGCATTAAACCCTCCACTAAAAGCACTTAATGAATTACCCGAAGCTATACTACTACCTACAGTTGAGGCAGTATTACCGCCCAAACCAAACATCTTCATCAAACCACTAGCTGCTGGTTTTGCAATAGTTTCAGTAAAAAATATTTGTTGAATTGATTTAATAAGCTGTTCAGCAAAACTTCTAAAGCCGTCTTTTAAATTGCCGAGAGTAAGTGTTCCATCTATAAATGCTTGATTTAACTCTTGAAAACCACTAACGAAACTTTCTTGTATTGTGCCTTTTATTTTATTCCCTGCGATATTAAACGTATCAGTAGCTTTTCCTACTTCTTCTTTATAGTTTTTAACACTTATTTTTCCTTCTATTAACTTATTGTTAAGCGCCTCTATCTCTGCAGAGGTAGTAAAACCTAGAATAGCTAACTCATTTTCGGCTGTTTTTAATGCCTCTGTTGCAGCTGTTCTATCTTTTATTGTCTTATTACCTATTTTTAAAGCACCTAAATCTCTTTGTGCCTGCTCTCGTTCTTTGATTAAACGCTCTAGTTCTGCAAAGGAAGTTTTTTCCAAGTCGGCAAGTATTCCCTCTATCTGACTTTTGAGAGGCCCTTTGATGTCAAGTTGATTAAGCGCAGTGCTTAATCCTCCTGCATCTTTTTCTAGTAATCTGCCACTAGGGAAAAACTCCTGCCGCAGTTTATCTAGTGCCTTAAAGCTCTCACCGCCATCCTGAGCACCTCTTGCTCTTTCCCGTGCCGTATTAAAACGTGACGTAACTGAGGTAGCAAACCCTCCAGAACCTTTTCTTGTTTCCTCTAGTCTTTGTCTCTCTGTTAAGTCTGAGGCTAAAACAGCAGCAAGAGAGTCTACATGAAGTTTAAAGTTCTCTAACTGCTGTATTGTAAGTGACTTATTTTCTTTTAAAATTGTTAAGTCTGCTAGTGCAGCTTTTTTATCAGCTTCAATCCTAGTATTAAGTAGTTTTTTTTCTGCATCAGCGACTTCCCCAAGTCTACCTAAATCACCTTCAAACGCTCCTCCAAGTAAATCTTTTTGAAGTTGAATCTCTCTACTAATTCTAGCTTTCTCAAATCTTTCTTTTTCTCGTAGGATAGCTTGTTCAGCTTTAATATTTTCATCTAAGGCTTTTAGGTCTGCTTGTCTAATTCTAAGTTCAAGGGCCATTTTCTCGCCCTTTCCTAGCACAGGGTCAGAATCTATTAAACTTCTTAAAGCCTCGTTATTTCCTTCTCTCTCTAAGTCTGCTCTATCTCGTAACGTTTTATTAAGTTTATTTCTTGCATTAAGTAGTTTCTCTGCTCTATTTATCTCAGCTTGTTCATTTTTAGTTTTATTTTTAACGTTTTCAATATCAGCAGTTGCTTTTGCTAGTTGAAATCTAGCTCTTTCACTATCTATAGTTTTTTGTAACGCTCTTTCCCTTTTTTTTAGGTTTTCAGCAAGTTGCGTACTAGCTTGAAGAGTTTTAACAAAGGTGCCTAATATAGCTTTTTCTGCAATTTCAGCTAAATTTGCTTGAGCGACTCTTTGCTCTCCTAAGTTTACTCCACCCCTTCTTTGCTGTAGCTCTCTTTTTCCTAGTTCAAAAGATTTTGTTAGTTGTTTAATCTGAATCTGTTTCTGCTGCTCTTCCGTTTTAGCAAGCTTTATACTTACTTTACCGCTTTCTTCTTGAACATCAAAAAATTTACTTAAAAGATCTGCTGCTTTTATTTGAGCAGAAAAAGTTTTTCTAATTTTTTCAGTGGCTCTTAAAATAGCTAGTTGTCTTTCAGCTTGTTGATTATTTTTATTTAATTGTATGTCTAGTGCACTTCCAATCTTTTGAACTTCTATTCTTTGGTCTGCTAATAATCTTTTGATTAACGCTTGAACAGCGCCTCTTCTTTTCTCAATTCTCTCAATAGTTCCTGTTCCAGCTTCAAGTAGTCTAGTTAACGTAATAGCTACT